TCAACGTCTTCCGCTTCATCGATTGGCGCGCCGTCAATGCGGATATCGTTGAGCGCGTGCGGGCCATTGAGAACATAAAGACCTTCAACGATCTCGTCCTGGTCGACAAGCTCAACCACAGGCTCGCAGGCAAACGGCGGAAATATCTTGCGCGTGCCAAGGACGCGCGGCACCGATCCGCCCCGGTCGAGAATGTTGCCGCTCGCTGATGCGGCCTCGGCCTGCTCAGAGTTGGTGCCTCCAGCATCGATGCCTGCTGCCGCCGTTGGTGGGGCAGTCAATGCAGAGATAGCCAAGGCCCCGCCGACCGTGACCGCCCCCGCCAATAATTGTGCCGACAAACTTCCCGCCTCAAACAGTCCAACCTCTCCGATGCCGGGGAAAATAAGACCCGATGCACCGCCACCGGTAATGACCGTCGCCACCACCAACAGGGCAATGGCGGCAACGAGCGCGAAGGTCTGCTTGCTGCCGCCGCTTCCGCCACCGGGCGACTGCAATGCCAGATGCATGGTCACCGCAATGGGACGGTCAGATCGCGATGGCTTCGGCGTGACGAACGCCCACATATGGCGAGGCACCACTTCGCCGTTAATGCACACATAACCCGATCGCTCGAAACTCGCGGGCAGCACCGGGCAGGCCCGCACCATCTCGAGAATGCTTTCGCCCGGCGCTCGATGCTCGATCCAACATTTCCCGTTGAAATCGAACGGCGCTCGATAGGCGACCGGCACTCGTAATTCAGGCTGCATGCTTGACCAGATCCCGGTGACGATAGAATCGCGGGTAGCGGAAAATAATACTCTGATGCTTTACCGGCACCATGACGGCGCTGATCTTTTCCTCAATGTGCAGAAGGTGGTCCTGCGAGACCATGATGCCCACGTGGATCGGTTCGTTCCTGCGGTGCATGACCACCACGTCGAATGCGTTCTTGGAGTCAGGCAGCACCAGAACCCACGGTTCTATGCTGCTTTCTCGCGCGATCATGCCCGCGACCTTCTGCAGATCGAGGGCTGACGTCTCCCCGTAGGACGGCAGTTCGATGCCCTTTTCCTCGCGCATGACGAGCTGCACGAGTCCCCAACAATCAACGCCCTTGAAGTCCCTGCCGTGGTTGATGAACGGCAGGCCGACATAGCGTGAGGCCCACGCGATGCTCATCGGAATAGGCCGGGGCAGAGCGCCTGCGTTGCACGCTTACCAGGCCACACCCGCTGCAGATAATCCCAACCGACGATATCCCCTGACACGGTGAGGAAGTCGACCTTTACGTTGGTCAGGAAGGCGCGGTCGAATGAATAAATCACGTTGCTCGGTGGCGAACCGCCGCTTAGTTCAACCCGAGGATCGACTGCGGTGTTGAAGTCCAGCGTGGAGAGTATTTCCAGTTTTAGCCGTGGTGGAGAGACCAGCGACCGGATCGTTTCTCCGATGCGTGAGTCTATGTTCTGAATGGTCAGTTGCGCTTTCGGTGGCGTCTCATCGTCCGACATGATCTGAATGTCGAACGGGAAACCGATGAAGGTGTTTCCAGCATAAACGTAGTCCTTCACGTCCCACACCACGCGGATCGGGTCGATCAGTTTGTAGTGGGTGATCGTGAGGAAGCAGAGGTCGGCTTCCCCGGACAGCGACGATTCTGCTTCCTTGCGGAATGAAACATTGATGCTGCGCATTAGGGCAACCGCACCAATTGAAAACTGACCGAGTGAAAGCCGGGCGCATACCTGGTTATTTCCGGCTCGCTGGCAAACATCCAACTATAATTTGTCTTGGTCACAGGATGGTTCATGGTGAACGGCAGCGATCCATCCTTCAGCGTCGTTTCGTGGAAGGTTTTGAATGAGGCCAATTGAGCGGTTGAGAAACGCCAAGTGGTATTTGTCATCCAGCCCTTGGCGGTCGAGCGGCGTCGGTACTTCGGCGGGCCGACCTCAGGCGTGAACTTAGCCACGTTCGGCTGCGGCGTTTCCGTGAAGCCATTGAGGATGGGGCATTGCGGGATGGTGGAAGGCCATGCTGCTGTGGTCATCGGGATTTAACCGCTCGCAATCCGTAGCGGCCCCTGTTCACGTCGTCGAACCCGCCCTTCGCCATCTCCTTGCGCACGATGCCAATGACCAGTTGCTCTCCGGAAGGACCAGAGCGGCGCTCCTGCGTGGTCGCGGTATCCTGTGATGTGTAGTTATTGACCACCACCGATAGGCCGCTGCCTGACGATCTGGCGTTGACCCGGTTCGGAATGATCTGGCCTGAGGATCCGGGGACGAATAACTCTGGCCCCTGCTCGCCCACCACATAGGGATGGCCCGATGTCACCGGTCCACCGCCCGCGCGTTTGAAGATTGTGTTAACGCCGCTGACGAGGCCGCCGAGGATGCCACCGGTCCCTCCGGGCGTCGATGAACCAAACCCGAGCACATTGCCGAGCGGTCCTTGTCCCAACAGCGCGGCCTGCAGCAATGCCTTGATGATGAAGTTTGTTAACTGCCGCATGGCCTCGGACGCCGTCAGCGTTTTCTGCGTCAGGCCAATCATGATATCGATCATCTGATTGCCGAATGCCTGGACGGCGGTATTTAATCCTTCCCATGCCTGCTTGGAATTATAAGCCTGCTGCGCGGCCTGCTGCGTGGCGGCAGCGACCCGGAGGATTTCCGCATACTGCGCTTCGGAGATTGTTTTGTTCTTCTCGAGAACCGCGTTGGTCAATTCAATCTCTGTCTTATAGAACGCCTGAACGCCTGCGGAGTCCTGGACGTGCTGCGCTTCGCTAACCAGCAATTCATTGCGCTTGATCTGGCTCTGTATGAGCTTCTGGAAGTCGTCGTTAAGTTTGCTGTAGGTGTTGGTCGTGCCCGCACCCTTGTTTACGGTGACTTTCGCCGGGTCCTGATTGTAATCAAACCCCGGCTGGATACCGAGCAACTTGCCAGCGCCACCCATCAAGTCCTTCATAAACTGGAAGTTCTGGATAATCTCGGCAATGGCGGTTGCAATGCCATGCAGCACATTGGACAGTCCGGTGAAGGCTTCCACCGCTGCGATCTCTGCGAAACTGCCAAGGACGAATTTGAGTTTCTGGAATTCCTCATTTGCTTCCTTGGCGCGCTGGATGGTGCTTTCGCTCAAACGGCCACCAAGCGATGTTAACTCGTCCCCGAATTCCTTTAGCCCCGCCGCGCCGGTCTGCAGGGCGCTGACGAATTGCGGGCCGACCTGACGGCTCGACGCAATCACCGCAGCGTTAAGCCGCTCCTGCTGCGTGCTGGAGTTCTTGATGAGGTCCGCATATTTGCCCACCTGTTCGTTCAACGGAAGTTTGGCAAACTTTGATGCCTCGATATTATTGACGCGCAGGAAGTTGTAGAGGTCACCGGTTCCGGTTGCTGCCTCCTGCACCTTGCGGGCAAACTGCTCGACGAACCGGTCGGCTATGTCGAATGACGCACCGGTCGCGGCAGCGGCAAACCGCAGGTTCTGCAGCGTGTCTGTCGATACCCCGAGAGTTTCCGCTGTCTCGCCGAGCTTCGCGACCGCCTCGTTCAGATCGATGATCTGTTTAATGAGCAGCGCGATGCCGCCGATGGTCAAAAGGCCCTTGAGTTTCTTATCCAGTTCATCGAACCCTTTGAATTCGATGTTGGCCTTCTTGAACTTGCCCTCGATGTCATTGACGCCCTTGTCGGCTATGCCGACAGCCTTCTGCATGTCCTGCTCAAACTTTGTCAGTTGAGCGGACAGGGCAACGACGAGGGCTGCGGTGTCAGGCATTACTGCACCGGACCTTGCAGATGATTGTAGTCAGCGAGCATCTGTTCAAATTCCTCGTCTGTCGGCGCTTCGATAGGCTTCTCTTTATCCGGGTTATTGGCGTAGTTCACACCGTCGATGCAGACGGCCAACTCCCACATAGTCATTTCGTCTAGTTGACGCGGGTCGAATCCAATGGCGGCTCCGAGTCCGTAGATGACGGATCGGACGAGCCGTCCATCGTCTCCGATGACTGCCCTTCCTCGGTCCGATCCGGATTCGCTTTTTTTTCTGGCATGTCTCCTGGTACGCCCACCATCGCCGCCATGATGATCGCCTGCGCTGGCAATATGCTTTCCGCCAGCGGGCGGTCGTCGCAGTAGCGATTGACAAGGCGCAGCGCCTCATCCGGTGGCTTGCCGCCACCAATGAGACCGAGACGCAGCGTCTCGCGCAGGTCGTTGAACTTCCACACCCCGCTTGAGATGCGCTTGTAGACCTCAGCGATTCCGCAACCGCATTTTTCCTCGAGTTCGAGGATGCATTTTAGTTTGGCGATGTTGAATTTGTGTTCCCCATCGCCCCACGTCAGTTCGCACTCTCCGTTTGATGCCATGTCATTACGCCGGGACGAATGTCAGCGCTCCGTTGTTG